TGCTTCTGGATCATAGGTATAACCGATCCCTGCATAGTTATAGCGAATCTTTGAGTTATAAGAAGTTCTAACGCAGGTCTGACCTTTAAAATTACCGTACCAAACTTCAGGCTCTAGGCCTTCGATTAATTCAGTTTCGTCAATGCCAGGAATAACCTGAGTAACGATGTTATTTTCATTTAAAAATGCGTAATGTGCCATTATGCCCAACTCACATTTCCTGTGCCAGCAGTTATAGTTGCAACACTAAATCCCCCTGCGGTTGCAGTTGAACCTGTTAAACCAGCACCGATTGTTATTGTGTAAGCATCTGGGTATTTAAGGATGACTACGCCTGAACCACCATTTGCTCCAATTCCACCGTAACCACCGCCGCCGCCGCCGCCTGTGTTCGCTGTGCCTGCTGTTCCGTTAATTGCACCACCAGCACCGCCGCCGCCTGCGCCAGCAGATCCGCCTGTAGTGTTACCACCTGCACCACCGCCACCTGCGCGAGTTACAGAACTTCCAGTAATAGATGATGCGATTCCATCTCCGCCGTTGCCGCCTGTTGCGCCAGATCCGATTGTGCCGTTTGCTCCTGCACCACCACCGCCACCGCCTGATGAAGATCCACCATTAGCGCCGTCAAAACCTTGATTGGCTGTACCTGCTGCGCCTGCAATATAAGCACCAGTTAAAGCACCGCCACCTCCTGAGCCGCCTGTTGATGCGGTGAACAAACCATTTACGGCGCCACGCCCGCCACCGAGTGAAGTGACCGTACTGAATAATGAATTACCACCATTGGCCGCACTTCCAGCAGATGCACCGCCTGCGCCAATTTCAACTGAATAATTTGTCGATTTTGCCAAAGATAAAATTGATTCGGCTGATGAATTGCGCCCAGATGTGCCGGCACTTGTTCGGTAACCACCCGCGCCGCTTCCACCGATGTTAGTACCGCCACCACCCGCAATCACCAAAAAATCTACATTTAAAGGTGGGACTGATCCAGAACTAGCAAAGATTCCAAGTATTGGGGACATTAAAGCAGATCGCCAATCACGGTAAAGGTATTGCTACCAGTACAAAGAATTGATCCTGCGCTGTACTGTTTTCTCAATTTTGGAGCAGATGGCGTTCCTCCAGTTGATGTAATAGTTACGCCTGCGCCTTGAGATAAAGTTACTTGCCCAGCGCCAATTTGCTGAAAATTGATTATGTTGCCAGTTGCAAAGACAGAAGGTGGAACAGTTAAAGTGATTGCAGCAGCGTTTGAAAGAGTTACCATCTTTCCAAGATCAGCAGCAACTAATGTATATGTTGTTCCTGTTTGGGCGTTAAATGAAAGTGTTGTGTCGTCTTGTTCAATCCAAGAGAAGTCTAAATCTGTGCCAGAAGCTTTGGCTAGGACTTGCCCAGTTGTGCCGCCTTTGAGATCGACCATCGCTGTGTCTATATCTTGACCGAGCGCAGCAATGGCAGTAGCGCCATCCTTGACTAGATCTGTCGATTGGGGGATATCCCAGCCGAAGTTGGTTGTTGTTGTTGCCATTAGGCTACGACTCCTATCGCGTTAATCCATGTAAGGGTTGGACTTAGTGTGTTCCATGTTTCTGCTGCATTTACCTGCTCCCATTTTACCGCAACTTGGGAGAAGTTTATTGGAGATGCGTTAAAAGTAACGCTCAGGTTGTTTAGGCTGGCTTTGAATGTCCAGCCCTCGATGTAGCCCTGGAATGAGCCATCGGTGATATTGCCAGGAAGATTCTGAATCCAGACTGGTTGGCCTAGGAATATGTTAATCAAAGCATCTCGATCAGCATCATCGATCTCAGGGTTTCCAAGTACAAAGGTAATGCTTTGGAACTTAGGATAAGGGAAGGCTCGAAGATCAATATAACGATCGGCTAAAAGTACTGCGTCAGAATCGTTTTTAATTCTAGATGTGTATTGCTCAGCATAAACTCCAAAAAGAGTTTGGCTCTCTGTATCGGTAGCGGTATAAGTATGAGTGCCATTATTGCCAGAAACGATAGTAAAACTATTGCGAATATCTCCAGCGCGAGTAGTAGCTGCCAAACCTACGCCATTAGCGTGGTTAGCATCGAGCGTGGTATATCCGTTATTGGCTAGATAATCCTGGCGGTGAGTTTGATCTGCATACCCGATATTGCCGTTAGCATCCTCGTAGAGAACGCCAAAGGCTGAATTCGCAATAGCAGTACATAATGAATAAAGGTCTGTGTTAGAAGATGACCGGGCTATTAGCTCATAATCGCCTGGTTGATCAATTTCGCCCAAGCCGATGTTAACGGCATTAGCCCAAATCTCGGTTGGGTTATAAGTAGCCCAAGTCTGAGCTGCTGGCACTTCATTCCATTGCCCTAATAGGTAGCCTGAAAGAAGCGTGTAAATCTGATCTCCGTCAAAGTCGGCGGATAAGACTCCAGCATCGATAATTCTAGGAAGTTTAGATAATGCTCCAAGAGCTGTAATAGATGCGGTAGTTGTATAACCTAAATCTCCAGCCTGATTAACTGAAATAGTAAAATCAGAAATAAAGCCGCCAAAGATAGGAACATAAGTCCCAACTGAGTTAGTGACCTCAACTGTAATGCCAGTTCCGACGGTAAAGTTATAACTTGAGTTATTAAAGTTTAGCAATTGAAGTTGGCAATAGCCTGCAATTGGCTGCACGTTGATATCGGTACGGCCCGAAGTAATTACTAGGTTGGCTACTGTTACATCGGTAATTTCAACGGCATTGATTAATACCTTATAGGAAGGGGTATATGCAGTCATTAAACGAAGGCCGCGCTGCCCAAGGTTCCTCGAGCGTTAGAATCGTTAAGAATGCTGACAATCTGACGGGCTGCTGATTCGCTATCGATCGCGCCATTGACCGTAATGTTAGTAGTAGATACTGGCCTGACGTTTAAGTAACTTGGAACTCCTGAAGGAGTTGCCGGGGCTGAAGGTGCTGAAGGAGAAGATGCGCCTGAAACTTTGCCGCCATCAAACGGATTAAGGTTAGAGCCTAGTTGCTTTGATAGATCAACTACTCGCTTAATCGCATTGTAAAGATTGTTAAAAAAAGTAACTACCTTGGCTAAGCCATCAATCAGGCCAGATATGGCTGTGCCTATAATCTCGAATGCCTTGCCTAAAGTCTTAGATAAGATTGGCGCTAATACATCTCTAGCAAACGCTGCTAGCGCCTTAAATAAGTTAAGAAGCGGTTGAAGTTCCTCACTATTAGCAGCTAGTGAATCTTTTACTGTGTTAAAGGCTTTGCGAAGGCCATTGGTAATCGGAGTTAAAAATTCAATTACTGGGCGCAACTTCTCACCTAGGTTATCGGTAAAGTCTGCAATGGCTGGAATTACGCGATTTACGATTGTTTCAACCATTGGAGTTATGGCTGTGAGGATGTATGAACCTACGGTTTCCTTGCCTTCATCAAAGGCTATTTGCAAACGGCTTAATTTGCCTTGGAATGTGTCTGCCTTAACGGAAGCCTGATTCTCAAACGTATCGGCTAACTTAGCGGTGATTTCATCCATGCTCATTGTCTTTAATTGAGCGGCGGTGAGTCCTACGCCTAATCTAGATAGCGCTGAAGTATTACCTTCTGCTGCGCGAGCCATTGCATTGGTAACGGCCTCGAGTGACTTGCCTGAACCTGCTGCGACATCGATCGCAACTGTCTGTAATTTTTGAGCCTTTTCAAGATCTCCAGTAGCCCGGGCTAAACGCTCCAGCGATGGACGAAGATCGTCATCGGTAATGCCAAAGGCTAGGGAAGTTTGAGTTATGTAATCTTCTGTAGCCTTGATTTGGTTATCAGTTGCCTTAGTTACATTCCTAAGAGTAAGGGCTAACTTTTCCTGAGCGGCTGCATCCTCAATGGCAGACTTAACTCCATCGATGGCTAACTTGCCAGCATAGGCAACGGCTGCCGCGCCTGCGGCTGCAAAGGCTAGCCCAGCTTTCTTTCCAAAATCTGAAACCTTATCGCCAAAAGACATTACATCCTTGTCGGCCTTATCAAGATTCTTAGTGAAGTTATCAACGTCAGCAAGCAGCTTGAGCGTTAATGCTCTGGTACCTGTTGCCATTAGCCCCACTCCTTCAAAATCTTAGTAAATGATTCGGTCCATCGAGCAACGATCTGAGGTTGGATCTTTCTTAGCGTTGGATAGATAAACCAGCCCTTAGAGCCTCGACCTTCGCGGCCTGACCAAACAGGGAACTGCTTAAACTTATTAGAACCGAATTCTGTACCGCCCCAAATATCTCTAGTGGTTGCTCCACCTGAGAACTTCTGAGAAGCGAATCCATAAGTAATCTCACCTATGCGGCTTGACTTCTTAACTTTTGAACCTTGAGCAATACGGCCTGAGACTTTAGTGTTATTACCTCTGCTAGCAGTTTTGATAACTTCAGCCCGGGCGAATTCGGCCAGAGCGCCTGATTGGCGCTTGGCCTCATCGTTTGCTTCTTCACCCATATTCTTTAAAGCCTTAAATACTTGACGGAGTTCAGTCTGGTCTAGTGCTACTAGCTCACTTGCCACGATTGCGCTCCTCTAGTACTTCTATTGCTGTAAGAATATCCTCGGCACTTTGCCACTTATCCATCGGGATCTGTGTTGCTATTGCCAGTTCAACTAAGAGTCGGCTTACGCTTCCTCTTGGATGACTTTTGGGTCTTCCCCACCTACTTCAATATCTGAGACTGACTCCATCCAGACATCGAGTGTCTTGGTTGGTTTGCCTCCTGCATCACGTTTCATTGCTGAATGTGCTACATAAAGAATGTCCCACATGCCGCCAAACTGAGAGATAACCTTTTTAGTTGTCATCTCCCACTTGGCGTAATCAGGTGGTCTAACCAGGTAAGTGGTTTCGGTTCCATCTATATATTTAATTGTTATATTTTGTTGCATTGTTTGCTCCCGTTTCTATTGTTTAGCTGAATGTTTCTGTAACTGCGCCCTTTGATACCTTGAATGTAAAGTCTACAGTCTGAGCATCTGTTCCAGCGCCTCCTGCTGTAGGAAATTCTGGCATTACTGGGAATGAGAATACTGCGCCTGTAGCAGCAGTAAGGCTGATAGTGATGTCTGTGTCTGGTGCTGTCTCTGCTGCTGTCCATAGAGCTTCGCATACTGAGTTAGCCTTACCCCAGTCAGCGAGCATTGATAGCGCGAATGTACCTTCGATGTTTGTGGTCTTGTAAGCCTCGCCATCGAGAGTCTGATATGTCTCGCGAAGGTTGGTCTTTGTTAGTACTGCTGAAGTTGCTTGTGCCTCGATATCTGTTCCACCTGTGAAAGATAGAGAAATATCGCGCCCTGTGATTACTACGGTTGCCATATTATTTTCCTTTAGTTTGTTTGTGTATAGTAGGTAGAAACTCTGATATCGGCCACCAATACATTGGAAGGGCCAACTTGAGTTACTGTTGGTTTTTCAACCGCTCCGACTGTGTACCCTGCTGGGATCACCTTCAGAACACTTATGACTAGCTGCTCGAGATTGTCGAGCGAAGCCGGGTTGCTGTTATATGCAACTGCGACTGAGATTACAAGATTGATTTTGATATGAAGCGTTGACTTGTTAATAGTCTCGAGTTCGAGATATGGAGAGTCCGGGACTGTAACCACGAATGGCACCATAGGCGCTTCTGGTACATAGGCATAAACATTGCCTGCAACGCTAGCGAAAGCTGTTGCTAATGGCTGGCGTACTGTGTCGAGAATTGTTGAAGCAGGCATTATTGCACCATTGAATCGGTGTCGATGTATGCCCCTAAGAGTCCTGATACGCGGTTAAAGAGACTGCGCCCTAGGCGGTAAGGGCTGACATTAGTAAAGTCGATTCCCTCGATCTGTCCACCGGGAGCGATGCGAGACTGGAATACTTCTACCGACACAGCTAGAACGGCTGACTCTACTGCGCTGTTGCCTACATAAGTAGCTGCGCCTGAAAGAGTTGCCAAGCCTGATGGAATTACTTTGCGCTCTGTAATATCAGCGTTTGTAATTGAGACTGTAAAGAAGCCGTTAAATTCTCTGTAAGAACCATCTAGGAAAATGCGTGAGTTGGATCGTAAAATAAATGAATCATAGTCTAGGTTGCTAGATTCTAGGATTGTGAAAGTTCCGTTAAATGGGGAGCCTACGCCTGTAACGACTACGCTCTGACCCGCTGAAAAGTTATTATCGCCTAGGACATAATATGTTGCAATGTTATCTTGAAGCGCCACTACATCGATAGGGCTTGAGTACTTAACCAACATAGGCAAAATTACGGCCTCAGCTGTATCAATTACATCTGTTAAATATGCGTCGCTATAAAGAGATACAGAGACGCCAAGGATTGACCTTAGCTCTGCTACGGTGACTATCGATGCCATCTCTGTATCCTCTCTGTTAAACGACTGGGGGAGCCACCGGGAGCAGCAGCTCCCCCATGATTAGTTTGTGACTACGCAACCATGAAACGGTAAGCGCCTGCGCCAAGCTTTGTTGCTGTTGCGCCGTAGCCGTAGTATCCAACTTGAACCTGACCTGTTGAGATGAGGTTTGTCTGGAGTGATAGGCGTGGTGACTCGTACCAAGTGTAAGCATCTGGGTTGATAACGATAAGTGAGTTATCTCCGAGGCCTGAACCATCTGTTAGAGCGCGTGATACTCGAAGGTTAAGTCCGAGAAGGTTTCCGCGAATTGCTGTTGCAGTTAGAGTTCCGCCAGCGTTCTGTGGGTTGATTGTCTGTTGGAAAATTGGGCGA